GCCAACGGCAAAACCAACCCGCGCAGCTACCAGCGAACCATCATCGCCAACTTCGCCGCCGACCACGTCGACACCGTCCACGACCTCCGAGCACGCGCACCCAACGCCCCAGCCCACGCCATCGCCGAAGCACTCCACGCCGGCAACCTCCGACCCCTCGCAGCCTGGACCGACACTGCCTGACCGATCTGGCCCTGGCGGGCCCCACGAAAGGACACCCGATTGCCCCGACGGACCAACCACCACGAACGGCTCCCCACCACCGCCGACCTCGACCGCATCGAAACAACCCTGCAAGCCGAGCTCGACGTCCTCACCGGCACCATCGCCGCCATCCGCCACCACCTCGACCTCGAACGAACCCACCCCAGCCGACCCGACGGCTACCCCACCCGCACACCCGGAGCCGAACCCGGCACCGGCGGACCCGGCCACCGCATCGACCGCGGCGACGAAGGAGCCGGCGAAACCATCGACCTCACCAGCGTCGAATCCGCCATCGTCGCCCGAGACGCATGGACCGACAACCACCGCACCCGAACCATCGCCGCCGTGCGCGCTCTCCAACGCGCCACCGACGAGCACTACATGGCGCGCTGCACCGCCGACGCGCTCAACCGCGGCGACGAAGCCCAACGCGACCTCGCCGCAGCCAACGACCCGATGTGGTGCCCCAACCACGCCCGCTTCGGCAAGCGCACCCCGAAAGCATCCGACCGTGGCCTCGCCCACTGCGGCGTCTGCCACGAGTTCCACAAACGCTGGGGAGTTTGGCCAGGTGCCCGCCTGCTCGACGCCTACGACCGCGGCGATCGCATGATCACCGGCAACGACCGCGCCATCCAACGTCTGCTCGCCGAGCAGCGCGACGACACGAAGAAGCCTGCATGACTGACAGAGCCGCGTCGGGGGGCTACAGTGCGCGGCAATCTTGACAGGCGTGCGTCACCCGCCCGCCGAGTCGCCGTCCCCGCTCCGCTGCTGCTCCCGCCAGTACTCCTTCGACCGGCGTTCCTGCCGCAACGTCTGCACCAGCAGCACACCGACAGCAATCCCGCCACCGAGCCACAGCCACCACACCTCGAGCACGTCCGCCATCCCACGACGATAGGCCACCCCGCCGATGGCATGGACCACCCGATCGACACGCCCCCCCCGGACCCGCGCCACACGCGCCAGGGACCACACCATCCTCACCCGAGACAGCCACGTCTGCCACGTGTGCCACCGGCCAACAGCGACCGAGATCGACCACGTCGTCCCCATCTCCGAAGGTGGATCGGACCACCCGTCGAACCTCGCCGCCGTCTGCCAGCCATGCCACGACGCCAAGTCGAAACGTGAAGCTGCTCGAGCGCGGTGGCGACACCGCAACGGTCGCGGCGCCGAGCAGCACCCAGGTCTGATCGACTGAAGCCCGCAGAGTGTGGGGGTGGGGACCTCCTACCCGGCCACCTGGCCTGCCGGAAGGTCTGTCGCAGCCCCTGGCCCTGGGTCTGGTGATCCGGGGGGAGTCACGCAGTGTGAGGCCCGCAACGGGCGCCCCTTTCCCGCAACGGGAGTGATGAACGATGGCTGGTCATGGTCCTGCGCCGAAGCCGGCGCATCGTCGTGCTGGGAAGTCGAAGGACGCGCATGCGGTGACGGTGCTTCGGTTCGAGCTCGGCTCGCAGCCGGAGTTGCCTGGGGTGTCGCCGCTCGGTGAGCCGTGGCCGGCGCAGACGGTGACGTGGTGGGAGATGTGGGGCGCGTCGCCGTTGTCGGAGAACTTCACGGCGTCGGACTGGTCGGAGCTGTTGGACACGGCGATCTTGCATGCGCGGCTGTGGTCGGGGGATGTGAGGGCTGCTCCGGAGCTGCGGTTGCGGGTGGCGAAGTTCGGTGCGACGCCTGAGGATCGGGCGCGGTTGCGGATCACGTTCGCTCAGGCGGATGAGGCTGACGCGAAGCGGCCTGAGGCGCGGTCGAGGTCGCGTGAGCGGCGTGGCGTGTTGGTGGGGTTGCCGGGTGCCGTGGAAGCCGTCGCAGCCGGGTGAGGTTCCGACGCTCGGCTTCTACGTGATCGACTGGATCGCCGAGCATCTCGCAGCGCCGGACCGGCCAGGGTACGAACCGATGGTGTTGACGGCGGAGCAGGAGGATTTCGTTCTCCGCTTGTACGCGGTCGATCCGAGATCGGGGCGGCGCCGGTTCCGGCGTGCCGTCTACTCGAGGTCGAAGGGATCGGGAAAGTCGCCGCTGCTCGCCGCCATCTCGTGCGCGGAGGCGTTGGCGGATGTGGTGCCGGACGGGTGGGATCTCGATGGGCAGCCGGTGGGTCGGCCGTGGTCGTCGGTGCGGACGCCGTGGGTGCAGCTGGCGGCGGTGTCGGAGGATCAGACCCGGAACGCCTGGGCGCCGCTGTTGGAGATGTTGCGCGAGGGCCCGGCCGTGGATGCGTTCCCTGGGTTGGAGCCGTTGGACACGTTCGTGAACCTGCCCGACAAGGGCCGGATCGAGTTCGTCACCTCCGCGGCAACATCTCGTGAGGGGAACCGGCCGGTGTTCGCGGTGCTGGATCAGACGGAGGAGTGGAAGCCGTCGAACGGCGGTGTCCGTCTGGCGGCCACGATCCGCCGGAATCTGGGCAAGACGGGCGGGACGTCGGTGGAGTCACCGAACGCTTACGAGCCTGGGGTCGGGTCGGTGGCGGAGGACTCGGCCGAGTTTTGGCGCCGGATCCTTGAGCGCAGGGTGCGGGACGACGGGCTGCTGTATGACCATCGCGAGGCGCCAGCTGAGACCGATCTGGCGGATCGGGAGTCGCTGCTCGCCGGACTGGCGGTCACCTACGGCGATTCGGCTGAAGGCGCCGGCGGCTGGGTTGACTTGGATCGGATCGTCGCGGAGGTGTGGGATCCGGCGACGGACCCGCAGGATGCCCGCCGCTTCTACCTGAACCAGGTGACGCACGCGTCGGATTCGTGGCTGTCCCAACCGGAGTGGGCCGGCTGTGCGGATGCGACGAAGGTGGTCGCCGATCGGGACGTTGTGACGCTTGGCTTTGACGGGTCCCGCTCGCGGGCGAAGGGTGTCACCGATGCGACGGCGTTGATCGGGTGCCGCGTGTCGGATGGGCATGTGTTCGAGGTTGGGGTGTGGGAGCAGCCGACCGGTCCGGCGGGTGAGGGATGGTCTGTGCCGGTGGTCGAGGTGGACGCGGCGGTGGCGCACGCGTTCGATCGGTGGCGTGTCGTCGGGTTCTATGCCGATCCGGCGAAGTGGGAGTCGTGGATCGCTTCCTGGGAGGCGAAGTTTCACCGCAGGTTGAAGGTGAAGGCGACGCGGGATCATCCGATCGAGTGGTGGATGACGACCGGCCGCCGCGGGCTGGTGGTGAGGGCGCTCGACAAGTTCCATTCGGCGGTCGTCGACGGTGACCTGTCGCACGACGGGTCGTACGCGTTGACACGGCATGTGCTCAACGCCCGCCGGCGGGCGACGACGTCCGGGGTGATCATCGCGAAGGAGCATCCGGAGTCGTCCCGCAAGATTGATGCTGCGGTGGCTGCGGTGCTCGCTTGGCAGGCCCGGTTGGCTGCTGTCGCTGTCGGTCTGGGTCGGGCGACGGGTCAGGTGCCTCGCCGCATCAGGTGACTCGGCTCTGTGGGAGGTGCCCGTGCCGATCGACACGACGTCTCCCCGTTCCCCGGGCTGGTGGTTCTCCAAGCTGCTCGGCGAGCTCGCTGCCCGTCAACCGCGGTTGAATCGGCTCGACTGCTACTACCGCGGCGACCCGGATCTGCCGGAGGGGGCGCAGGGCTGCCGGGACTCGTACCGGCGTTTCCAAGCGAAGGCGCGCACGAACTTCGCGCAGCTCGTGGTGGAGGCTGTGCGGGAGCGGATGCAGCCGGCCGGGTTTCGCACCGGCGCCGCCGGCGACGACATCCAAGACGCCGATGCGTGGGCGATCTGGCAGGCCAACGGACTCGACGCCGACTCGGCGCTCGTGCACCGGGCGCAGCTGGCGATGGGCGACGCCTACGTGATCGTCGGCCCGGCGGATGAGGAGGGTGGCGCGCCGGTGATCACACCGGAGGACCCGCGGGAGGTCGTCACCGCTCATGACCCGATCCGCCGCCGTCGGACGGTTGCGGCGTTGAAGGCGTACCGGGATGTGGAGCAGGGCCGCGACGTCGCCTACCTGTACCTGCCCGGCGTCGTTCTCCGTGCTGGCCGCCGGCCGGACGCCGCGGCGGTCGGGGTGCAGCTTGACGTCGGCGGCTGGGAGTGGGAAGGGGCGCAGACGACACGGGTTCCGGCGGTGCCGGTGGTGCGGTTCGCGAACCGTGCCGATCTGGCGGGCCGGTCGCTCGGAGAGTTCGAGGACGTCATGGACGTGCTCGACCGGATCAACTTCATGGTGCTGCAGCGGCTCGTCGTCGCCGCGTTGCAGGCGTTCCGTCAACGGGCCGTGTCGAACCTGCCGGACCGGGACGCCGACGGGAACGAAATCGACTACAACGGGATCTTCTCCGCCGACCCGGGGGCGCTGTGGCAACTGCCTGAAGGGGCCGAGATGTGGGAGTCGCAACAGGTTGACCTGACCCCGATCCTGTCCGCGGTCCGCCACGACATCCAAGACCTCGCCGCTGTCACCCGGACGCCGCTGTTCTACCTGACCCCGGACGCGGCGAACGGCTCCGCTGAGGGGGCGTCGCTGGCTCGTGAGGGGCTGGTGTTCAAGACGCAGGACCGGCTGTTGCAGGCAGGCGAGTCGTGGGAGCAGGTGATGTCGCTGGCGTTCGCGTTCGCCGGCGACGAGGAGCGGGCCCGCCGTGGCGACATGGAAGTGATCTGGTCGTCGCCGGAGCGGTTCAGCCTGGTGGAGCGGTACGACTCGGCGTCGAAGGCTCAGGCGGCTGGTGTGCCGTGGCGGACGGTGATGACCGACGTGCTGCAGTTCACTCCGCAGCAGGTGACCCGCATGGAAGCCGAACGAGCGACCGATGTGCTGTTGGCCGGCATCCAAGAACCGGCCGAGCGTGAGCCGGTGTCAGCTGATGCCGCTACCTGACCGGCAGCGGCGGGCGTTGACCCGCCGACATCAGACGTTCCTTGACCGTCTCGGACTGCGGGCCGGTGTGCTGTTGGCGTCGGTGTGGGATGGCCTGGACGGCTACGACGAGGCGGACGTCGACGATTTCGAGGCACGGTCGAGGCCGCCGCTGGCCGCGGCGAAGCGTGTCGCGGTGGCGTCGAGCGTCGCCTACTTCTCGACG